ATTTATGACGACCGCTTCTCAAGTTCAAGAGAAGCATTCGTGCACAAATTCAGACTGCGTTGATGTTGAAGCCCTGATTGCTCCCTTCACTCGTACAGCCAACGTTCCGAATTTATCCCTTGGTTTACAAGGTAAAACGAACGAATATGCTGTGGGTCGTGTAAAGCAGACTTCAGTAACAATATCTAACGCGCCATTGATAGGGGGCTCCCTTCCTTCTCAGATTGTGAATATATCTGTTGAAGAAAAGTCAAAGCTTGATGAATCCCTATCGGTACTACTTGAGTACCTTGCTTTGTTTGGATTTAATGCCGCCGGTTTTAACCGAGCGTCCACTATTTTGCATTGGCAATTATGCTCAGTGCAGTGTGGTTGGATTAAATTCCTTAAATATAAGTTGTCAGCGTTTTTCAGTGCGTTTCTTCATGACGAATTGCCACCTCAGCCCTTTGAGGGTAGTGACAATCCGCTTCATCTGGTTGGTGGTCGAGCTGGACGTTTTATATCTTCGAGACTGAAAGGTCCCGGTGCTATGGAATTTGCCCTCGGCATACTCTTCTTAAAGAAGGGGTTACCTCGGCCAGGTAAGGACGCGCTTGAAAAAGCGTTGAAATCCACAAAAGCAATACTCACGACGGAACATCCTGTTCCAAAATCCACAACTCGTTTAGTCGTACAAAACGACTGGTCGGTCTCTGACCGTGCCATGGAGTTGTCTGATCTTGAGGATGAAGTACGTCGTACTGTTCGTGAAGTGTTTAGTAATAAGCAATTTACGGAAGAACATATGTACAAACCGTATGTACCTAGTATACGTGCAAACTATACTAGTTCTCGATCCAAGTTAGGAACACTTGGTGATTTGGTTTCTCTCGGATGCATCTTTGATGTATACGGGTTGCCAGGAGAAGCAGTAATTAATACTGCAGACTTTTACGGTAATGTATTTGAATATGTTACAGGAAGTGGTGACGATGATTGGATTGAAGATGAGACAATGCCACACTACCGTGTTAAAGAAAGTTTCACGGCAGATCTGAAAGAACGTTATAAGCTTCTTTATCAGATTGTGCGGCACCATGCGGCAGCAGAAGTATCTGACACGACTTTAGTCGCGTTGGCAGAGGCACTTAAAGTCCGAGTTATCTCGAAAGGACCACCTCTGAAATACTTCTGTCTGAAACCCG